TGTTTTCTGATGTGTGCTTTTTCGTTTTGTGTTTTTTTTTTTTTTTGTGTTTATTTATTTTACTATTTTTTTGGATGCTTATCTAATTATTCATTGGATAGTAGTTGAGTTGTCCGTTTACTCAACGCGCATACAAAGAGTCACCGAGACTCAAAATGTAGGGCACAGATGTTAAATCTATGTCACGAAGTGATGGCACTGTGAAGGATTGAATGTCTATTCGCATTACGAATTTAAACAATCGAATTAATCCCTTCGATAGTGGTAACTCTACATCAGTCAATCCAGGGTAGTACCTGAAGTAACGTCTGAAGAATTGGCAATAACTATCACTGGAGTGTCCTCCGAGTAGATAGTACGCGAATACCCTTGCTGCTGATCTTTCTAAGAATTCAACATCACGTTCTGGGTATAACACGAGTTTGAGCCAGTCCTCCTCAGGACGCACAAACTTGTAGCCTTCAACTTGATAGCCTAGGAACTTTCGATCCTGCTGTCTTGTTGATAAGATCACCTTTTTTGGATTTAGTATCATATGGAATAGTCTTCCAACTGTTTCAGACATGCGTCTGAAGTCTAAATCTTTGTCGTTCCAGGTTGGAACAAGAAAAGATGAATCATCTCCTAAGACTAGAGTGCGGTAAGCATTCAAGCCATGAAGATTTTGGATAAAGCGTACAAGAATATAATTGACGATGGAACCGATCGCTTGGGTAAAGAAACTGCCACTGGGTATCCCGTGGTGTTTTCTTAACATTTGACCATTTGGTAACATTATCTTTGTGTACTTAAAGTAGTCGCGCAACCATTTGAATAATTTCGCGTTCTTGTAAGCCATTTTTTGACCTCCGAAAACTAACTCACCATCATGGTAAGCGTATTCGTCATCAAACATCTCCTCAACGATATCGAAAGCATGGTCGATAAGGTAGTTGGGGACGGTAGCATCGAAAGAAGACCAGTCAAGAGTAACCTCAGCTGTATTGGTTTGTGTACCAAGTCCAGCCATCATTA